GTTAGAACTCATCCACTTCTTTACATCTCGATATGACACACCTTTGTTCTCAATGTATGACATTGTATCGACTGTCTTTTCGATCAATTCAAAGAAGTCTTGATGAGTAATCCCACCATGCATTTCCTCTAGAATATACCGATAAAACGGATCATCTTTCGAAGGAGTTTTTGGATTAGTAAGTTCGTTCTGAGTCAATCCCTTTGGGATTTCGCGCAGAAGTGTTTCGATCGATTTACGAGGTTTATCGAACCATTCGAATACAGGAACGCGATCGCCTTTCCAAAAGAAATAGAAACTGCGTTCACGAACTTGACTCAATCCATGAAGTAAAGATTTAGTGCGATAGATAGACATCGTATAGCCATTGTCTCGAGCAATGGTATGTAATTTCTTTACGATTGGTTTGCCCATCTCACCTGCGAAACGAGGAGCATTTTCTCCCCAAAAGACTTTAGGTTTCATCTCCTCGAGTACGTACTTTGCTGTAGTTGTCAACCAATCGTTGACTGCGGCATCTGAGTTTGCCGAAGGCGACAATGAGGATAGGCCGGCGCATGGGCAAGTTCCTCCGACAACATCAACGTAATGCGGATGTCGCCCACCTTCGTCTAATGTAATGTAAGGAGTGTTGCTCCAATGGTTTACTAAATGAGAATCATTATTTTTAAATGGCGAATAAGATAGCAAGTAATCTGATTTAGATCCAAATGCTTTTTCTTGACCCAATGGCAATCCACCGATAAGCGGAACTATTGCCGCATGAGTAATATTCATAGATTTTGTTTAATTTGATTCATCATTTCTTCGAATACATATTGCGAATCTTGATGTGATTTATAGAATTCAAAGGCTTGTTCGCGATATTCATTTCGCATCACGGAATCCTTTGATAACTTATTTACCAAATCCAGAGCAGGTTGCATATCGTCATCATCAAGCCAAATCGTACCAGTATCTTTGCAATTGATAAGTTTGTCGCCATATTTACGATGAGTACAACGTTCGCCGTATGACTTACGAAATACTGGAACAACGCCGGTACATGCAACTTCACAATGCGTGTATTCAATACTACGCTCAATAAATCGCTCGTTAAGCAAAGACAATTGATATCCGAATCCAGACTTACTCATACGTTCGAGCATTTGATCATTGATGAATGGACCAAAGACATACACTGGTTCATTTGATTTGAGATGAACTGTGTTGATATCTTGATCGATCATACCATGAAATTCCGATAGTTCGCGGAAACCTAGATAAGCAGGCGATTTCTCGATACCTTCAAACGTAGTGATGTAACCATTAGGTCGAAGAAATTCATTGTGAAACTTGAACATCTGAACGTACCCTTTCCACGAAGTAGTACGACCAATCCACTTATGATAAATGGGCGCAGTTTCATCGATGGGTTTCCAGTACTTAGCGCGAACAGAATCAAAGTCCATGCCAGGTTGGAAGTTCAAAATCTTCTTAGAATTATCTTCTTCGAAGAAGTCTGTTAGAGCGCCGCCACCAGTTGAAGACTCGACAAGACGAGCAAAATCATTGTTGCGACTATGGCCAAAAAGAATATCAGCTTTTGCGATAGACTCGTCGATTGCAGCATTGCGTTTAATTGACAGCGAAGAGTGATCATGCTGGACGAGTACAACTGGTTTAGTGACTTCATTTAGAAACCTCTTAAATTGAATGATAGAATTTTCGGGATGCCCGGCTGATGGAAGACTATTGATGATTACTACGTCAGATGCATTAGCACCATCAATCATCTTTTGCATTTCTTCGGGCTTAGCGAATTTCAATTGAACTACATGCGATACATCGTGCGCATTCTTTCGAGTCCATGATTTATCTTTTGACGAATACACAGTAAAGTCATGACCATTATTAGCAAACCATTTAGTCTGCTCGACAGTAAATTTGGTTACGCCGCAACCTTCAATGCCACGGCCCATGATAATAGCAATTTTCATTCTTCAACTCCACGTTCAATGTATTCGACTGTCGGTTTATACGGAAATGCCACATACACACGACTATCACTACAAGTAAAATACGATTTGAATTTCTCACCATCTTCTTCACTCGTACACCAATCATAGAATATNNGTTCCATTCCCAATCTTCGCCGGTTAATGGAACAACCGGTTCGAACTTTGCAAGCTTAGAGAATAGATCGATTGCATAAGGTGCTGAAGATCCAGAATGACCTTCACCTTCAAATACTTCTAGTAATTCTAGCACATGTTCACAGATCATCTTTTGCATGTCGTCAATGTAGTTGTCTGTTTCGTCAATCCAACCTGCCGCTCGAAATTCATTCATGGCGTGAGATGCATAATTACTCATTTAATTCCTCGTTTCATTTTATTTAAAATAGATTCTAATTGCAGTTTAACTTTTACAAGTGATCTGAATTCTCGCAGAGAGCCAACATAAGAGTTCGCGCTTCCGGCGACCTTATTTAACTCTGCTACTGCTATAATTATATGCTCATTAGCTTTATTTAGAGTATCTAATTGGTGCTGAGAAAATGGTACGTCTTTACGAAATGAACTCATATTCTATTCCTACTTCATTTAGCATATCGCATGTATTCTTCCACGAAGTCGCCCATGTATCGGGAATGACTTCGTCAACTTGACAAATAATCTTCTTTGCGCCAATCTGAATTAAACCTTTTACGCATTCGCTGCAGACCGGCAACCCATAGACATATATATGAGAATTATCGAGTGAGATTCCACTGTGACATGCGTTGAAAATCATGTTCATTTCTGCGTGCACGACATACTTATACTTAGTCGGTCGGTCATTTAATCGTTCGGGTGTATCAGCGATACCACGCGGAAAGCCATTATAGCCTCCACTCAAGATAATCTTCTTGACAGGATCGACTGCGACAGCACCAATTTTGCGCGATGGATCTTTGCTAAATGTTGAATATTGTTTAGCAAATTCCATGAAACGAGAATCCCAAGTATTCATGATTGCACCATCTGTAATATTTTATATCTGCTCAAATTTAGTTTTTCCATAGCTTCCTTAATGCAAGAATACCACACACCATCGATTTGCACTTTCTTGGCAGATGGATTACCTCCACCAGCGTGTGCTTTAGAAGTTCCTGGTTTTTTAGAATTTAGATTAGCCACTCTAATTTTTGATGCAATTTCATTAGCCTTTTCTTTTCCAAAAAATTCTTCATTTGATACACCAATTCTATCATGGCTATATTTAAGTAAACCATGTGTTTGATATGTCTGTTTATACATGGGATTTTTAGCGCCTTTCATTTTTTCAGAATGATCTGGAAACTTTTTGCCACGGCGGGCAGACCCGCATTTGTATTTTTCTTCTTCAGTGTGAGTTTTTCCAAACATTCCATTTGCTTCACCGAAGAACGTTCCACCCAATGCTTCATTTTTCATATTATATGACATTATATCATGCGCAGCATCTAATGCTATTAGAAAATTTTCTTCTTCTTCTCTAAAATTATCGCCTTCATATAGTATCTCACGATTAAATGAATCTATGCCATATTTCTCCTTTGCATATTTCCATATTAGACCAGAGCCAGTATAATTTTCGTTTGATCCGTTATGACTTCCAATATACCATTTCCCAGTTTCTTTATGCGTATACTTATATACATATCCCATGATGTGCTCCAAAATAAATATTTATACTCAAAGACCACATCATATAGAGTTATAGTAGGCTATTTGGAAATTTATTTTTATATTCGTCTTTCGTAATACTGAGCTTACCGGTTTTATTAAAATAATCTAATAGATAAAATTGACGCTCATATACATGAAGTGATTCAGCCACCCAATAAATGTCGCCTAATTCATATTCAGTTTTTGCGACAGTATTAATATGAGACAATAGTAATTCATGGACATATTTAATCCATGCATAATCATTTCGATATCCCGCCCATGCGTCATTGCTTCTCATTAGCATACACGTAATAAGTTTACCCTTACGAATAAAGTGCTGAGTTCCATATGTACACATAAAGTCACTCATACCATTTTTATTGTAATCGACATGCATCGATGGTCGAGTGTAAAGCATTGCTGCTCGACGAGAATATGGATTCTTAATCAACTCATTTGCAGCATGAACAAATTGATTGCCGTTATCTTCAGAGAAAACACAGTAACCGTAATTGCTATTGATGAAACCGTTCTTATCGGCGACTTGTTTCCAAATTGTAGGAGCGCCACCCGGAATATCATTTACATTAAGACTTTTTGATAGATACCAAGCTAACTCACGTTGAACATAGTCATGATTCACTTCACCGAAGATAGATTCTTCGTCTGCAATAAATGAAGCGTTGATAATCTCAACAACCTTTGCGCCAGATTTGTCAATAACAAAGTCTTCGTTTTTATAAAGTTCGATGAACTTTTGACGGATATCATTTACGTTCATACTGATTCTCAGCTGATATCAATGAATGTAGACGCACTAGTCATTTTCTTATAATTTTGCTGAGGAGGCGCTACATCGACGGGCTGATATTTATCAGGTAGTGGAGTAGAAACAGCCTCAGCAGAAGTTGGTTTGAATTTATCAGGAGTTAGTGCAAACGTTGGATGAGTTTCTTTCGTAATACGACGATTGAAAATATCACGACTACCATCCTGACCATCAATCTCACCGCGTAGATATGCTACAACAAAGCTTAGATAATTAATAGCATCTAGCGCAGAGTCTTCGACTGATTCGAAATTAACTTTGCCGCCCGCTTCCATTGTTTCAAGAACTGAATACATACGAAGCAATTTGCCATTTACTGTATCAAGAATAGTGTATACACCTCGTGGGTAATGATCTACTTGACGAACACGACTTAGTGCGTTCTGGTAATCATCGCCTTTGCGTTGCTGGATTTCTGCTGCTTCAAGAAGGATGTTAGCAGATTCACGTTTAAATTGTTTTGTCATAAATTTCCTTGCGGGTATGTTGATTGTCGTAATTTAATTATATCACATTCGCCATATTTTAATGCAACTTTATGATTAAAATATGGATCTTGATTAGAATATTGTGAAGGTTTGAAGTTCTTAAAAAATGTTTTAGCGTTAGCGATTAACGCAAATTCAACAACATATTCATTTTCATATATTTCCATGTATGCCGTAACAATGTAATCTAGAGTATGAGCATGTTTTCTAAATGTTCTCATACCATCTTCTGGATATGAGAACCAATGAGAACCAATTTTGTGGCGTTTAACTTCAAAATAAACATCGCCGGCTCGAACATCCCAACGATATGATTCTAAAACTGCTGGATTCCATTCGTTTGGATTTCGTTCACCGCCCAAAACTTTTGCTAATGCGTATTCAATTGCAATCCTAGAACAATCGGTGTACACACGTTTATATGACCTGCCTTGAGCATTGCGCCTCGGGCATTCGCAAATACTACTCGCCATCAACGAAATAGTTTCATGCAATTCTTCGCGAGGAATAACAACTCTTTTCGCTGCACGAAGTTTATCTGCGATTTCATTCATATTCATTTCTGTTTTATTTTACATCTCATATCTTTTACAATAGAATCAAAAATATGTTGATACGCCTTTTCTGCTATGATAGAAGATTCTGAATTATTGATTCCTAGAATCTCTGATTCGATAAAATACACATCGAATGTTTGAGTCAATTTGATGCCCATAGTGACAAAGCTTTTTCCAGTTGCTTCGCCACCCATTGATGGATCATATAGCGATCTTAGATGCCTAGAAACTCGCGTAATAATAGACTTTAAAGTTTGCCCAACATAAAATACAATTGGACGATCGTCCCATGGAATCGATCCGTGTGCACATATGATATAAATGCCGTGTATTTCAGTGAATTCTTTAAGCGAATATTTTTTCACAAATTCTGCTTTTGTCAATAAAGTTGGCCATCTTTTAATACTAAAAGAGCCAAGTTTCTTAAAGTCTAAAATGTGTTTTCTAAACTCGTTGTACGTTTTATCAATTGGTGTCATGATTTATTATATCAAATTGACGAATTAATGTACACTATTAAATGTTCTTATATGCAAATTCTATAGCCCTTGAAGCTTCTACGTTCAATGGACGTTTCGCATATCTATTTGAAGTTGCTCGATCAAGCCCGCGAACAATATCTACGATCTCATATTCTGTAATT